GAGTATGCTACACGCCGCAAAGAACCTTGGGTTAGTGTACTAGATGTTAAGGTAAACGAAGACAATGTACGCAACGGTTTCTTTGAAATGGACTGGAACAAATACTTTGTACAACAATTAATTGAAGCAGGGTACGGTGTTGATAATGATCCAGAAGAAGAAATTGTAGATCGTTGGTTCCGTGATATTGTGTATAACATGTTAAGTGAAGAAGGACTTGACACAAACAGAAATTCCGGTTATATTAATGTTGTACCAATAGCAAAAGGCAAATCAGAAGTATCATGACTTATATTTTAGTTGACACTGCTAACACATTCTTTCGTGCTCGTCATGTTGTACGTGGCGACATTGACACCAAAGTTGGCATGGCAATGCACATTACACTCAGTAGTATTAAAAAAGCGTGGCAAGACTTTAATGGTAGCCACGTTGTTTTCTGTTTAGAAGGTCGTAGTTGGCGTAAAGATTACTACGAGCCCTACAAACGTAATCGCAAAGAAGCACGTGATGCACTTAGCCCACGTGAGGCAGAAGAAGATAAAGTGTTTTGGGAAATCTTTGACGAGTTTAAAGACTTTGTAACAGAGAAGACAAATTGCACTGTATTGCACAATCCTGTACTAGAAGCAGATGACTTGATTGCAGGTTGGATACAAAATCATCCCAATGACGATCATGTTATTATTAGTACAGATGGAGACTTTGCACAACTTATTGCACCTAATGTACGTCAGTACAATGGAGTAAGTAATACTACTATTACGCACGAAGGATATTTTGATGACAAAGGCAAGCCCGTGGTGGACAAGAAAACCCAGCAACCAAAACCTGCTCCAGAACCTCAATACATGTTGTTTGAAAAGTGTATGCGTGGCGACACTAGTGACAATGTGTTTAGTGCCTATCCAGGTGTTAGAAAAAAAGGCACAAAGAACAAAGTAGGATTGATTGAAGCGTTTGCTGATAAGCAAACCAAAGGCTACAACTGGAATAACATGATGCTACAACGTTGGGTAGATCATGAAGGTGTAGAGCATCGTGTATTAGATGATTATACACGCAATGTTACATTGTGTGACTTAACTGCACAGCCCGAACATATTAGACAAGAAATTGACAATACTATACTTAACACCGAGTCAAAAGATGTTAGTCAAGTTGGTATGCGTCTTATGAAGTTTTGTGCTCGTTGGGATATGCAACGTATTGCAGATCAGGCAGCAAGTTTTGCAGAGCCGTTACAGGCAAGGTATGTTAAAGTTTAAAGATTTCGAATTTAAAATACCAGACGGTGTTAAAAAACCTTGTGTAAATGTTAGTGGTGGAGTAGATTCAGCACTAGCATTGTATCTTACGGTTTCAGCACTTGATAAATACAATGCAGAGATAACAGTATTAACACTATGTCATCCTAATAAAAAGCATTACAATAGTGTTTATGCTACACAAGTAATCAATAAAATTATTGATCTTACAAATACAAAATCTATAAAAAACCATTTGGTTTTTTACAAAGATGTACAAAAAAGAAGTTACCTAGATAATCAAGAAGAAAAGTTGTATAACAAAGGATTTATTGACTTTACTATACATGGTACAACACGTAATCCAGATAATATTGTAGATTTACAATTTGGAAGACATTCTTCAAGAGATAATACAACCTTTATTTCCGAACTAGGTAAACATCATTTGTGCAATATTGAACGATATATGCCATTTATAAAGGTTGATAAAAAAAGTATATTTGAAGCATATAAAAAATTAGAATTGTTGGATACACTATTACCATATACAAAATCATGTGAATCATTTAATGTAGATTTAAACGAATCATGCGGTGAATGTTGGTGGTGTAAAGAACGCAATTGGGGCTTAAACAGCATAGAGAGGTAAACATGACTATTAAAGCAAAACCTGTACTTGATGATAAATTTTGGATTGTTGAAGATGGAGGTGTACGAGTTGGTACACTGAGTAAAAACGACGAAGGATTTGTTATTAGTACCAAAGGAAATCTTAAGTTTTATAAAACAGAACGCCAACTTAAAAAAGAACTTGGCAAAGACCTTTTTGTTGCAAAAATCAAAGAAAGCAGCAGCAGTAACGAGTCCTTAGATGTAAATGGATATCCTACACGCAGTACACCTTACAATAGTATGTATGATATCAAACGTAAACTACCACTGTTTACCAAAAGCGAAAAATCTAAATCAGTGTATTGTGCAGGATATTATCTAGTTAAATTTAATGTTAATTGGCTTAAGAGTTTTTGTCCAAAGCTAATTACTATTGAAAGAAACGAATATTTAGGTCCTTTCAAAAACGAAGACGATATGAAAGCAGCACTAAAAAATGTCAATAGAGCCGATTAATACAGTACCATTACAACAGTTTATACAACAAGTTAAACAAGGTGAAGCCAGTAGAGCCAAAGAAATCCGCATGGATATGACTCAAGCTAAAAACTTGGCTTTTACCTTGGGTGTTGTAATGGCTAGAATGAACGGTGATATGGAAAAATATATCAAAGAACAATTTGAAAAACTAGACAGTGAGCAAGTAATAGAAGTGAAAATGGACTCAGGCTCGTGGTAAAAAGAGATAAATATATGCGTACTTTATAGAGGATACGCATATGAGTCGGCCGAAGCCAAATATATTATTAGAATATACAAATAACGTAACTTACAAATGCGAACAAGTTTTGGAGGCAGAAGCAATTTGGGCTGTCTTTTATCAAAACAAACCATTTAACTTAAAAAGTAGTAGTGCGTTAACAAACTATCCAGGGCCGAAATACAAAAAAACAAGTTTTTCAAATCCTGGTCATGCATTTAATCTAGCAAAAAAATTAAATGAGTTGTTTAAAACCAAAGAATTTAGTGTTGTAAAGCTAACAGCAGGCGAAACACTACATAGCAATGAGTAATAAAACTGTATATACCAAACTATTTCTCAAAGAGATGGGTCAAAGTATTAGCGAAGAAAACGTTAAGGCTATGATGCCATTATGGTGGTATAATACAAGAAAAAAAGATTCAGGCGGCCTAAGACTAACAGACGAAGGATTCGAAGTTATACATAAAATTGGCATATCTACATATGATATACCTTATCCTAAAGATATGCCACTTACTACTCAAGTTATCATATTCCTTGATCAGTTTATTGATTGTCCATACTATCTAACCAATCGCAGCATAACAGTTACTCACGAAAAGAAAGCTGTTGAGCTTACATTGTTTAGCGGCGATCTAAGAAAATACGGAATAATCAAAGCCATGAAAAGGCAGCAAAAGGATGAGGATTGATTTACATGGATATCATATACACAATGCATGGCAGCATTTTAACACCCGTGTAACAGAAGCGTACTTTCAAGGTCATAAGAAATGCACTGTAATAACAGGTCAAGGTGCTATGATGCGTGAATTTGAAACATGGGCTCGTAATCATCCTCGCATAAGAGAATGTACACAGACACCAAATAATCCTGGAAGTTTTACAATAAAATTGAACAAAAGAGGTTGACCATTTAGCACACTTATACTATTATATATGTATAGGCACTGTTAAACAAAGAAGGAATACGCTATGTCTGAAGCACGTACACTTACTCCTAATAAAGCAAAAAATGCACTGCAATTTGCAATGCGTAAAAAACGTCCGATCTTCCTTTGGGGGCCTCCGGGTATCGGTAAATCGGACATTGTTGCTCAAATTACTCGTTCACTGAGCAACAGTCACCTTATTGATATTCGTTTGTCGCTGTGGGAACCCACCGACATCAAAGGTATCCCTTACTTCGACGCCAATGAAGGCAAAATGGTTTGGGGTGCTCCTGCAGAATTGCCAGATGCTGCAATGTCTGCACAATACGACAATATTGTTTTGTTCCTTGACGAGATGAACTCAGCTGCTCCGGCTGTGCAGGCTGCGGCTTACCAGCTGATTCTTAACCGTCGTGTAGGACAATATAAACTGCCAGACAATGTTATTATTGTTGCGGCAGGTAACCGCGAAGCAGACAAAGGTGTTACTTACCGTATGCCTGCTCCACTTGCTAACCGCTTTGTTCACATCGAAATGGGTGTTAACTTTGACGATTGGTTCCAGTGGGCTGTTGATAACAAAATTCACCAGGATGTTGTTGGTTATCTTCAGTTTGCTAAACAAGACCTTTACGACTTTGATCCTAAGAGTTCAAGTCGCTCGTTTGCAACACCGCGTAGTTGGTCGTTTGTAAGCGAATTGCTTGAAGATGCACTAGACGAAGGTACTACTACTGATCTAGTTGCAGGTGCAGTTGGCGAAGGTCTTGCAGTTAAGTTTATGGCTCACCGCAAGGTTGCTGCAAACATGCCGAATCCTTCCGAGATTTTGATCGGTAAGGTCAAAGAGCTTAAGACTAAAGAAATCAGTGCCAAGTATTCCTTGACTGTCTCTCTTTGCTACGAGCTCAAAGAAGCAAGCGATGCAAACGATAAGAAGTTTGATGAAAAAGTCAACAACTTCCTACGCTTTGCAATGGATAACTTTGAAACCGAAATGGTTGTAATGGGCATCAAACTTGCTCTTACACAATACGGTCTTCCGATTGATCCTGATGCAGTTGAATGCTTCGACGAGTTCCACGATCGGTATGGCAAGTATATCAAGGCTGCACAAGCTGCTTGATGTGAGTTGTAACAAAGTGGGCGAGGAAACTCGCTCACTTTTTCTATTATTTGGTTGACTTATATTGTAAATATGTTATTATATAGTATAGGCACTGAACAAAAGAGGTACGAAATGTCCGCTAAAAACACACAAAGCAAACTCAAGCATTGGGAACCTGACCCCACTATCGTAGGTGCTGCATTAGAAGCAATGCAAGCAGAAGTATACGACCGCATTGTTACTGCTCGTGTTGGGTTGTTGCTACGTCATCCTTTCTTTGGTAACATGGCTACTCGTCTTAAGATTGAAGCTGCTGACGACTGGCTAATGACTGCCGCAGTAGATGGGCGTAAACTATACTTTAACACTCAATTTTTTAATGCAATGGACAATAAAGAAATTGAGTTTGTTATTGCACACGAAATTTATCACATGGTATACGACCACCTAGGCCGACGTGATGATCGTAATCCTATGCTGTATAACATTGCTGCTGACTACATTGTTAACAACGAACTGGTAGACGGTCGCATTGGTAAGAAGCCTAAAATTGTAGATTGCTACCAAGACTTCAAATACCGTGGCTGGACTAGTGAAGAAGTATATGACGAACTGTTCAAAGAAGCAAAAAAGAACGGTGAAGAATATTTACAGCAACTAGGCGAAATGCTAGACGAGCACCTTGATATGGAAGGTGACGGCGAAGAAGAAGGTGATGGTAAAGGTAAAGGTAAAGGTCGTCCGCGTTACACCAAAGAAGAACTTGATCAAATCAAAGATGAGATCAAAGAAGCAATGATTAACGCTGCACAAACAGCTGGTGCAGGCAACGTTCCTGCTGGTGTAGCACGTATGATCAAGGAAATGACTGAACCTAAGATGAATTGGCGTGAGCTGCTTCGTCAACAGATTCAGAGCACTATCAAAAGTGACTACACTTGGTCGCGTCCTAGCCGCAAAGGCTGGCACAGTGGTGCTATCTTGCCAGGTATGAATTTCCAAGATACCATTGACATTTGTGTTAGTTTGGATATGAGCGGTAGTATTGGTAACGATCAGGCTGCTGACTTCCTTGGCGAGATCAAAGGCATCATGGAAGAATACAAAGACTACAAAATCAAAGTTTGGTGCTTTGATACTAAAGTGTATAACGAACAAGACTTCAGTGCTGATGGCGGTGAAGATCTAAGTGAATACGAAATCATGGGTGGTGGTGGCACCGACTTTATGGTGAACTGGAAATACATGAAGGACAATGACATCCAACCTAAGAAGTTCATTATGTTCACTGATGGTTATGCTTGGGATAGCTGGGGCGATCCAGAATACTGTGATACAGTGTTTATTATCCACAGCAACCACGATCGTAACTTGGAAGGTCCTTTTGGTGTTACAGCCCATTATGAGGATGCGGCGTGAAATTAAAAGATCCTAATCCATTAACTGTACTAAACATGAGGAGGGTGAGTTTTTGCCCTCCCCATTTTGAAACTGTTACATTAAAAAAACACTACAATATGGAACAGGCTATTTGCAGTTGGATTGAATCTAAATTAACAGGTCGATATTTTTTTGGTAATAATGTCGAGTTAGATAGCGATAACAATATTACAGTTGGATACACTGTAGGGTTTGAAACAGCCAAAGAGTTGAGTTATTTTACTTTGGCCTGTCCATATTTGAAATATAATTAAAATTTTCATCATAATTAAACATATAAGGAGTTGAAAAACATATGAGCGAACAAGCTAAAAACAATCCAAATGAATTAAACATTCAAGATCTTGCTCTTGCTAGAGCTATTATTGAACTAGCAACAGATCGTGGTGCATTTAAAGCCAACGAACTAGCAAATGTTGGTATGTTATATAACAAGTTAGATGCTTTTCTAAAAGAAGTTGAAAAGCAAGCTGAAGCTGCAAAAGCAAGTGCAGAAGCATCACAAGCAGCACCAGCAGAGGTAACAGGAGAATAATATGGCTACACTAAAACACGTAGGCCGCATTAACAAGAACAATCGCAAGGTAATTGTTGCCTATCGTGTTGTTCCTGGCGAGCCAGAAAAATGCTTGATAGTTCCGACAGAAAGTCTAAGTGCTGAAGAGCATGATTCATTGATTAAAGCAGTTGAATCGGCAGCAGGTCAAGAAGCATACGAGTTTGCAGAAGCAATGGCTCGTACTAGACTACCAGATGGTAGAATTATGCTTGCTGCTTTCCACAGTACTGGTAAATTGTCAAAAGTTAATAGCAAAGATATTGACATGACTCCAAATACCAACAGTTCAATTAACCTTGCAGAGCTTAACAAAGTTATTGCCGAACAAAAAGGCGTTACAGTTAACGATCTAGCAATCAAGGGGCCTAACGGCGAAACTGTTCCTGTTAAAGATTCAGGCGAGCCAACTGATGCAACAGCATTGTATACTGAACCTACAGTTGACCCTGTTGCAACATATACGCAGGAGGCACCAGCACAAGACGGTGTTTTAACAGATGAAGCACTAGCAGCACAATACAGGTCACAAGCAGATGCATTGTTTAAAGAAGCAAAAGCATTAAGAGAACAAGCAGAAACACTTGCACCTACTAAAAAGAAAACAGTGAAGAAAAAAGAGAGTGCCTGATTTAAATAATCAAAAACAAGATCATTGGGAGGATATATTTGAAACCATTGATATGGAATTCCTCCCACTTGAATATATTAACATGGTAGTTGTTGATTTTGACAACGGTGATACTTGGGAAATAGATATCAAGCATCAACCAGATACAGCAGACATCGACGATGTATTACAAGACTTTTTTGAAGAATATCAAGATACTATTGTAAATGTTGATTTTAGATTAGATATTGACAGAATTAAAAAAGATATATCTAAAAGAACAAGACGTTTTCTAAAACTCAACAAATAATTTGTTTAACAACTCTTACTAAGGATTAGGCTTCGGTCTAATCCTTTTCGTTTATCTACTAAAAGCGATAAATACATAAAATATTACCGTAGGAGAATTCTAATATGTCAAGCGTATTGCAACTAAGACGCGGCACGAATGCAGAAAGATTAAGCATTACCCCACAGTCAGGCGAACTAATTTATGTAACTGATTACGATTCAGCAGGTGTTTCGCCATTATGGGTAGGTGACGGAGCAACAGTTGGCGGAACAGAAGTATCAAGTGCAAGCAGCGGCATTACAGATATTGTCAACGATACTACACCGCAATTAGGTGGTACACTAGATTTAAATTCTTATGATATTACCGGTACTGGTAATATTGACATAAATGGTAATATTGATAGTGTAGGAAATTTAACGTCTGCACTGGTTCAAACTGCTAGTGATGTTGTATTTGAAGGTACATCATTTAATACTACTATTACCAAAACAGAACCTACTGCGGCTAGAACACTTACCTTACCTGATGCTTCAGGAACACTTGCATTAACCAGTGATATTACTGGTGCTAATCTTGGAAACTTTACCTTTACAACAACTACTATGGATACTTCTGATTCCAGTGGTATTATAATAACACCGGCTGTTACAATGAACAGCGATCTTACAGTTGAAAATGATTTAACAGTTACTAATAAAATTACAGCAGATAGTTTAGAAGTAACAAACTTAACAACTGCTGGTGCTGGAACACCTGAATTATTTTCGGAAACAAGTATACTATTAACAGCAACTACAAGGGTTGAAGTTACACAAAGTCCTATAAAATTAGCAAGTTTTACTAATGCACAAAGAGATGCTTTAACAGCTGAAAACGGTGATATGATTTATAATACAGATAATAATAGATTTGAAGCATATGTAAACAATGCATGGGTTATTATTGATCATAGTCCAATAGTTTAAGGATAAATTATGACTGAAAAGTATTATAGCATAGGAACAAAAACTTCCGAAGATTTTACAACAATCCACGATTTATTAACAACCGACACTAGTTATGAAAATATTCCAGATAGATGTGTTGAATGTGTAGACGACAAACTTCATAGTCCTACAAGAGGTACTTTTCTTTTAACTGACAACGAAGCAAATAATTTACGCAGTCGTACTGAAATTGAGTATGTAGAACTGAGTGTCGTACATAACTTAGACACAGACGAAATGCCACGTATTTCACCTGATGATTTACGTTGTGACATACCGGATGCACTAAACAGATATAGTAGCGGCACAGTTAGAAACTATATGCAATATTCAGGACAAAATCCTAGTTCTCCAACAGTAACGGAGTTAAACAGAGCGTCTAGTCAACTATGGCGTATGACACAAAAAACAACACCATGGGCAGGTTCAAGCAACAGTACTGTGATTGACGCATTACCTAAACAAAGAGGTAATGCACGTCATGTTGATGTTATTGTAGGTGACAACGGTTCGTGGATCGGACACCCAGAATTTATGATGGGCGTTACAAATGCTGTTTACCCACAAGATTTTGTTGCAGGAAATGTATTGAGTCAACGTGATAGCAACACAAGCGATAGTACTTGTAATGTATTAGATATGGTTTTTGATGGACCGTATTATTTAGATCCAGAATGGTTTGATGCAGATGCAGCAGGCAGATTAGAAACACGTTGGGATGGTACTGTTGTACCTACCGAAGCAGCAGCTAGAGCATGGTGGGCAAGTGCAGCAGGACGCAGTGCAACTTTTCCTAACTTCGGCGGCATTATTATTACTACAAACTATACAAGAGACAGAGCACACGGTTCGCCAACTGTTGCACCATATGACGGTACACACGGTACTCAATGTGCTAGTTTAACATTTGGTAGAACACACGGATGGGCATATAATGCTAATAAATGGGTTATTGACGTTTATAGTAGCATCGGTATTTGGTTTGAAGAATATTTCGATGTTATGAAAATATTTCATACGTATAAACCAGTTAACCCAGTATACGGCACAAAAGATCCTACTATAAGTTCTAATAGTTGGGGGTTCCGTGTTAGTCCAAGAAGCAGCGGTTATTACAATCACAGAGGTACAGATATTTCGTACACAAGTAGAACAGCTGATGCTCCTGCTATTATGCGTGTTGTAACTACCAACGGCGACGGACGTATGAAACATTATCCAAAGCCAAACAGTTACTTAACAGCAGGCAACGAAATGGTTGATAGTGGTGTTATTTTTGTTGGTGCAGCAGGTAACGATAGTCAACAACAAACACTACCAGGACATCCTAACTACAATAACTTCCACAATTCAACAACAGGTGCAACTTGGGATCAAACTACTTGGACAGAGTTAGGTGGATATTTTAGTGCATATGCTACAACAAACAGACCAGGATTTCCGCAGTGTTTAGGTGATACAGGAACAGAATTCAAAGTAATAAACATTGGTGCATTGGATGACGACTGGAGTGACGGATCACCGATTGGCTCGCAAGAAAATAAAGCATATTATAGCGACTGTGGTCCTGCAATTGATTGTTATGCAGTAGCAGACGGTACTATAGCAGCGGCATCACCTAACGATAGTACTAGTATTTTAAACAGATATGATAACACATACCCAGGAATGACCATTGAAGCCACTGGTGCTCAGGATACTTACTTTAATGGTACTAGTGCAGCATGTCCTGTTGCATGTGGTTATCTTGCTACGCTATTACAATTTAACAGAGATTGGACATATGCTGATGTTAGAAATCATATTAAGACTAACTTAGAACAACAATCAACAAGCGAATTTGGTGGACAAAACAGCGATTGGGATAGTGCTACAGATTCTGGATGGTTAACTACAACAAATCTTGCAGGCAGTGATCCTATTATTTTATATGACGCTCCATACGAACAAACTACATTTCCTATAAGAACAAATGACTTTAAAAACGGTGTTACATTAAGAGGCATACAGATTAATTATGTTAATAGACTCGATAGGGGCCAATGACCTAAAAAAGTATAAATACATATAATAAAATATTTCCAGGAGATTTATATCATGGCATTGCGATTAAGACGCGGCACAAATGCAGAAAGACTAGCTATTACACCATTAAGTGGTGAACTTATATTTGTTACTGATTATGATTCAGCAGGTGTTACACCAGTTTGGATTGGTGATGGTGTTACAAACGGTGGCGTTGAAGTTTCTAGCAGTGCAGGGTTAACCGATATTATCAACGATACAACTCCTCAATTAGGCGGCAATTTGGATCTAAACAATGCTGATATAACCGGTACTGGTAACATCGATATCAATGGCGGAATTGATATTGTAGGTAATATGAGTGCAACACAAATAGTTGCTGATACTATTACAGCTATACAGTTTGACGGTGATCTCAACGGTAGTATTTTTGCAGACGATTCAACAGTATTTGTTCAGGCTACAGATAGAACAATAACTGCAAACGCAGTCACTTCTCAAATAGTTACATCTGAGTTTTTAAGTCAATACAGCGAAGCACAAATTCTAAATACAAATTTCTTTAGAAAAGAATCTTCTCCGTGGGTAGGTGGCGGAACAGAATTTACCAAACACAACCATGGTGTTAGTGTAAACGGTGAAGATACTACATACTGGGCAGATAGTTATAGTCAAGACCAATATATATTATTTCCAAGCCCTGGCGGTGTTGGCAATTACACTCAGTTTTTTAAAGTATGGAACAACGGTAGAGTAATGATCAATGGCGAAGCTGGGTTGTCAGGATTTGAAGGACTTAGTAGACAACCGCGAGCCGAGCTTGAAGTTACTGGTACTATGGTAGTAAATCCTCTAGATGCACCGCCTGCATCACCAACCAACGGTATGTTTGCAGTAGCAGATGGTACTACTTGGGATCCTGCGTCTAAAGGCGGTTCAGTAAGTTACCCAGTATACTTTGACGGTGTTTCTTGGAACGCACTATATTAATCCTTGACTGATTTCTATAATTATTGTATATTATAAATACAGTAGGAGATCACATGACCGAATTATTTATTGCAATATTTTTAGGACTTGTATGGAGTCAAATAATTTATCACATTGGTGCAAGTATTCTATTGCACAGACATTATTGTCATAAACAATTCAAAGTTCCTGTTTGGTTTGAATGGGTAGGCTTATATATGCTTATGGTTGCCGTCATTCGAACTCCTATTGGTTGGATTTCTAGTCACAGAATGCATCATCATCACAGTGATGGTCCAGAAGATCCACATGCTGCTAAACATGTAGGATTTTGGAAAGTGCTGCTAACCACTTGGGATATTCCAAACATTCCTCCAAAATATGCAAAAGATTTATATGCTAACCCACGTCTAGTATTTTTTCACAAATACTGGAAACATATTTGGGCAGCAAACTGGATTGTTAGTTTTATAATTAGTCCATACTTTTTTGTAGGATTTGCATTGGTTCCGTTTATTTTTGCTAAAGTAGGTTTTGGTTTACTTAATACTGTAGGACATAAAACAGAAGGCGGTGCTAATGTTCCATGGCTGAATTTGTTTATTGCAGGCGAAGGTTATCATAAAGAACATCACGACGATTCAAAACGCATACGACTACACAAATGGGACACCGGCGGGTGGCTAGCTGAAAAGTTATTTGTCAAACAATAATTCGTCTATATATTTTTCGTAATCTTCCTTGCCAGGTCCGGTATACATAATACCTTGATAATTATCTCTCCATAATATATCCACAGTGTAAGGATATATTTCCCACTCGCCAAATACATCAGGTCTTGCATTTTTAATTCTGTAGAAAAAACTAGGACCACGGTCTCTACTCCAGAAAATAAATGGATATTTTTTGCCAGCGTGTTCTAAGTGAAATTTGTCTACTTCAAAGTCGTCAACTTTATCATACAAGTTCTTTGTGTGTTCAGTGCGATAATCGGTAAACAAATAATATCTGCTAAACAATCTACAACAATTTTCTGTAACTGGTTGTGCTCCACTAAACATCACAGGACGGCAGTACTCAATATCCCATAGCAGACTATAAATGTACATTGATTCAAGTTTTAACCATTTTGAATAATTGTCGGCTAGACGATCATGTACAGAATCTTCTGCCATTAACTTAATGCTGTTACGACATATTTTTAATTCGTCATCGGTTAACGAAGCATTTTCTTTGCCATCAAAAATATAAGGAATAATTTTAAACTTATCATTTATGTTTATTGATCTAAGCATATATGTGCAATCCGTCTACGTCCTGAAAAAATATTAGTATCAACTACCCAATCTTTGTACATTGGGTATCTTTCCTTGTATTTGTACATATCTTGTTCAATAGTGTTAAGTTCAACATTTTCTAAAAACTTGTTTGGATCTTGTTCTGCACAAGGTTCTTGTATAATAGCATGTGATGCATTATAGAAATCAAAAGTTAAATTGTGGAACAGTTCTAAATGATTATCTGGATTATATAATAATATTCCACTCCAAATAACACAATCTACATCAAAATCTACTGTTATGTCGTTTTTGTTATACATACTAGCACAACGATATTCTATGTTTGGAAACTGTTGCCATACTTCTGTTGCATAACGTATAGGTTCGTTACTAGTATCAAACCCCATGTATCTATAATCAGTGTATCCACGATCGTGCAAAATGTCATTGATAATTCCAATACGACATCCTACATCAACAATGCCTTTTATATTGTTTTTAATAATAATATCTGCTTGTAAATCAAATATAGGACGAGCTTCTGGAGTGTCTAAGTAATCCATAGTACGCAATGCGTATTCTTCCTTTAATGGAACTTTAGCAAACTCTTTAGGAGGCTCTGTGTGCCAACGTGGCCACGGCATACCGTCTTTTCTGTTAACAGGTGCTAGATTGTATTTTGCTTCGTCAACTATTTGTTTTTCCATTTAGAATCCCATTCGTTGTATAAATCTAACCAGCCAGGACTTCCTGTATCTTCAATTGATTCTTTTATTATAGGCTTATATGCTTTAGAAAAATGCAATATTTCTTTAGATAAGTTATTTACAGGATCATAGTTACCCGGTACAATAGTATGCCATGCATCATGTATTACTTCTGTATGTACAACATTTGCACCTAATTTTTCAAGCAATTCAACAGTCATATCAAAGTGTCTGCCTCCGTTGTTTGCTTCATTCTTTTTAGTTGGCGTAAATGTAACTACAAATATAGGTTTATCTGTAATTGCATAGTCAGTACCTAATCTAGCATTAAACTTGCTTTTAACAACTAACCAATCCATTGCATTTTTAAATCCTGCACTGTAATGACTAGTTGCTTCACTAATAGCAAATACCAGTATGTCCGATTCTGCAAGTGTTTTTACAAATTCTTCAACTGATTCTGGAACCACACCATCACTCTTGTTAGAATTGCAAATAGGCATATCAAACTGTCTCATATCTGAAACTGTATTAATGCCTGCAATGTCTTGTAATAAGTAAAGTCCTCTAGTTTGTAAACTGTTTTCTGCGTAACTAAAACTTATTCCTGTAATCATTCTTCACTCATAATATTTTTGTAATCACATGCTAACCGCCATAGTAATCTATCGCCCATTACAGGTGTACGTCTATGCAATGTAGTAAACTGATCCATTATAAGTAAGTCACCCTCTGCAAATACATGATGATGCTGATAGCGTGATTTAAAAATAATAGGTTTGAGTTTTTCTATCATTTCCTCGTGGTCAATAACTGTTTTGCCTTGCCATGCTTTGCTAATAAAATGATAAGGAAAGTAAAAATAATATTTTCCTGTATGCGGATGCGTTCCTACTAACGGACGTATACTGCCTTTGTTTTGACTCATAAACTCAAGTTCAGGATCGTCTTCATCTAAATGATACATTGTATCATTTTTAAACTTTAAACGTATAGTGATACTTTTCCAATATTCTTGCTCTTCTTCGGATAAATCATAAAAAGGATCGCTAGTATTACAAATACTCAAAGTAGTGTTAGGATCTCCTTTAATACAATACAAACCGATAACAATCTTGTCTATAAGGTGTCTACTATTTCCGTTTGAGTGCCAACCTAACTCGCCGCCACCAAACATACCAACTTTTTTACCAGAATCGTCACGTCTGTCTGTTACTAAAAATATTTCAGGATGATCAGGTAAGTTCATAAACAGACCAGGTGCTTCGCATTCACCAATACGCTTAAAAAATTCTACAATCTGATCTTCGTTTAACTGTTGATCGTGATGTATACTTAACCCTTTGGTCTGGATTTTTACTGCTAGATCTTTTAGTTCTTGATCATTAAAGTTGTAAATTTGTGATGTCATCTGTTCCGTCCAAACTAAACATTAGTGCTATACGTGGTTGATCGCTCATGTTAACTACTGCATGTGGATAACCGATATTAAGAAAATACGCATTACCATCTTCTAGATTGTATGCTTCTAGTTTACCATCTCTTTTAAACAAGTTTACAACATTAGATCCGCCGTAAATAGGACAAATACAACGTACTGCATAACTTACATCATAATCAACATGAAATGGAATTATTTTACCAGGTGCTAGTTTTGTAATACGCACACGGCTTGCTGTTGCTTTTAGTTGTGTAACTATTTCTTCAAAAATACTTCCTGTGTAATCTTCAGTAGGAACATTATACAAATGTTCTTCTCTACGCTTTAGTCGTTCTTTGATACTTGCTTCATACGGTAGTATTTCACTAGGAGTAGTTAAGTTAATCTGCTCAAAATTGTCGTACACACTTTTTACTAACTCCATATGGTTATCACATAACATTGGATTAGCAGTGCGAACATCAACAAACTTTTCTGCAAGTTTGTCAGTAGCAGCACGTAACTTGTCTAAATCAATAGACAATTTAAAATTAGCTACAGTCGGTAAGTTTTGTTTTTTCATTGTATTTCCTCAAACTTTTGTTTTAATCTGTATGCAAGACTATCATGATATTTTTTTGGATAATGTCCACATGCTGTAAAAACAGGCAATGTGTGATCAGCATCGTTACCAATAGTATCAATTACGTATTCATTTATTAAATCACTGTGTTCGCTTAAATAATGGTTAATAAAATACAAATCTATATTATTTTTTTCAGCAAACTTTTTTAAACCTAAAAAACTAATTTCGTACTGAGCCTTAAAATCTTCAAACTTTGCATTGTTTACATAATACTTAGCAATATTGTTTTCTAATTCAGTTGGACGTCCTCCAAATACACTTAATTGTATGCTATTTGTACCTGCTTTTGGAAACCATAGTCTTGCAAACGGTGCTGTTCCTATTAATGCTAGTATCTTTTTATCTTTTATCTTGCTTAACGATTGTATTGACTTCATAGCAATAGTTGTAGCAGACTGTGAATGATATGCTTCATTTATTGTTTTAATATTTGTTATTTTTTCTAGCGTACTTGGCCAAGCATTTTGTTTTTCTTTGTTGGTAAGATATCCTGACAAATGTAACTTATGTACTTTTTCTAAAGTTTTTTTATTAAATACCTTATTATAGTTACGCTGCCAATCATCAAACGTATACAAGTTATCTTTGGTGTATTCTTCTTGTGCTAAACCATTACCAGCAACAAAGCTATCTCCATTTGTATATATTATATCATAATACATAATCAAAGTGTCTCCTAACATTTGATTTGTACCACCCTGCTGCACGTAGTAGTTCTCTAGATTTGTTATCTAATACTTTAGTTCTTCTGTGTATTGTATTAACTTGATCCATTAGTAATATATCACCCGGTTTCCATACGTGCTTATATGTATACTTACCGCTAAGTACCAAGTCATTGTATATCATTTGGTATAAATTTTCTGCATTTTCTATTACATTGTTATCTTTGTAAAAGTTTACAATTTCATATGGAGGAAAAAATACACCAGGTACTTCTAATGGATGATTAGTTACTAACTTATGTTGTGTAACTACTCCTCTATGTTCTTTAAATTTTTTAGAATCAACATCACTGATATTTGAAGAATTTTTGATTTGACTTAGTTGTCTATTTTTTCTTATACCATTAACAACTGTTTCAGTGTATTGATTGTCCCAGTCGCCACGTTCCCACTGACTTTCGTCTGGTTTTAAAAATGGAGTTTTGTTATTACTGCCTTTGTTTAATATTTCTACTTCTAAACTACGTAGCCAGTCTTGTATTTCAGTTGATAAACTTTTCCAATATTTTGTCGAAGAACATATCCATGTTTCTGTATGATAAGTTATAGTTTTAGCATATAAACCAACAACTTCTTGAGAATCTATCTCAGGTATAAGATCTGAATGCCAGTCAACATCGTCGTTAGCAAAAAGTCCTTTATTTTTATCATCGACTAAATCGTTTGTTACTCTCCAAAATAAATTACTGTGTGTTGTGTCACTACACCAAATATCTGGACTTAGTGTATAAAATGTATCTAAATACCATTCTGCAAACTCTTCAGGAGATGCATTACTACCTTCAATAACGATCCAACCGTGTTCAGCAGTTGCACAACTTGCTTCAACAGGATCTATTTGACTTAACTTTTTTCCTTGGTATTTCATTTTAAATGATCTACTGTAATAACATAATCTTTGTATTTGTTTATACTGCGTTCTAGCAGTTCATGCCACTTCTTAACATTTAATGTACCCATAGGCATGAGTATAAGTCTGTCCTTAGGATGAAATCCACGGTCGGCACCGTGTTCGTGTACTTGTCCATCCCATGCCATAGTGTTTGTATCTGCTGGCAGTATAGGATAGATGCGTGTTGCTCCATGATCCTTTGTAAAGTACAAATGTTCTTTTTCAGGTGTTGTGACGTTGCTCCAACGTATTCTTATCTGGCTAGGTTCTTGTGGAGCAAGTCTTGCTCTGTTTGCAGGATCTTCATCGTAATGCGGACCTACACCGTGATCGTCACGTCCGGCAAATGCAATAAAACGCATATTATCAAAAGGCAATGCTTCACAAAACTCTTTTACTTGTGGAAATTCTTGCTGTACAATATCATACCATTCGCCAGGTGTATCCATGTTATAATAATCAGTATTTTTAAATAACAAGAATCCTCTGTAATCATGATCAGAATATGCACTATGGCGTGAACTATTCATATCATCAGGACGTTCATCAAACCAAGGTTGTGCAAGTCCTTCACGCTTTTCGTGTCTTACTTCTTGCCACACATTCCATACATGGTCTAAGTCTATTTCTAAAAATGGCAAATCTAATGGCGTCCATACAACACCTCTATAACCGGTGTACTCACTGTGATAGTTCAAGTTTTTATGCTCAGGATGCTCAGGATTTTCTCTTGCAATATAATCTTCAATATTATAGTGATACAACGGTTCTTTGCTGTTTAAAACTCGTCTATAGTTAGAGTGTGTTGTTTTAAATGGTTCCATTAAAGCTCTCCAAGTACACCTTCAATAAAAGGATTTTCAAACTTGCGTACTATTTTACCATCTTCTATTAATACTGCAAAACGATTGCATCTCATGCCAAATGAATGGTCTTTCGATAACTCTCCAATGCTTTCACAATAGTTGCCAAACATATCACTTACACAATCAATGTCAGGGTGTCCGTGGTGTGTGTTCCATGCATCCATAACATATGCATCGTTGGTAGCAACAAACACAACTTTATCAATGCCTTTGTTTTTTAATTCTTCTAATCCGCCAATAAATCCTGGCAAGTGTCTACTGGTGCAGCCTGGAGTAAATGCACCAGGAACACCACAAAGGATAATCCGTTTCGATTCATCAATGATGTAATCAACTGGTTTATTATTCTCTAGTTTGGTTAACATATAATATTTCCTTTTTATAATCTTCTACATATTTTGTTTCAAGGTCTGTGTTGTTTTCTACGTGTTTAATATACTTAGTGTACTGGTATCTGTTCATTTCAAGAAGCTGATCTAAACTAGGAGCATCTTTTTGCGAACTTATAAGAGGGTATGCTTTTAACAAGTTAAACCCTCCTTGTTTCCAACGTGCAGATTTTGATACATTTACCGAATAGTCGGCATATATTCTTTCTGCTTCGTCTAACGACTTTATTGGTCCTATCCTATTGTGCCAACGTATGCTATCGTTGTTAGGCCAATAGAACCCATAAGTGTCTGCATTTTTTTGAAACTCGCTGTCCCATGGCTGTGGTTTTACATTATTTGGATTAGTAACTCCTAACGGAAACGGAATAACTTGATCAACTGTGTTGTTTTCGTCTAATATCCATTCTTGTGTACGTTCATGAGATTTATAGTCTTCATAAGGCAACCCTACAATAAGCCCTACTCCTATTTTTACTTTGTTGCCCCAACGGTTTGCTTTTAAGTCTAACAACATTTCTTTTGCTATGTCAGGATCTAAACCTTTGCCTATTAATTTTGCACTTTCATAGTTAAACGATTCGATACCAAAAAATGCACCTACAAGACCCATCTCTTTTAACAAAGGTATTTGTTCAGGGTGTGCTCGTAACAGGTCAAGTCTTAGATAAGATGCAAACTTAATATCAAACGGTAAACTAGTAAACACACGATGCAGCATTTCTATTTTGTAAGTGCTGTCATTAAATGTGTCATCGCTGAGTATGTAGTTTGTAAATCCAAAGTTTTCGTAGTTGTGTATAAGTTCTTGTTTGAGTATATCAGGATCTTTAATGTAATCAAACTTCTTTTTACCATTAAGTGCAAATGCACAAAACTTGCATTTAAAAATGCAACCACGACCTACTTCTAGTGTAGGTACATCAGTACTGTGCAAACAATCTTTTTTTGTGTATAACGTAGTACTGGTTGAAAAATCAAATGAGCCATATATATTGTTGTAAACATCAATGCTATTGTAAGACTTGTTAGGTATTGGACATAATCCGTTGCCTTTTAAATGTTCTATGTATTTGATAAAGTCGTTTTCACTAAATCCTTCAAATATAGCATCTATGAGATTTTCAAACTCATCTTTTAAAAATAATCTGCAACTAGGACCACCTACAATAACTTTTACATGTGGCAAATTTGTTTTAACATAAGTTGCAACTGTTTTTGCTTTTTCTAAAACATATTCCTTTTCACCGTCTTCGTAGTTTTCCCAAAACATTGTATTAAATCCTACGACTACTGTGTTAGCATTACAATACTTGTTTACAAGGTCTTTTAGTTCTGTATCTGTAAATCTATTAAAGTAATGTACAACTTGTGTGTCAACATCTCTGCTTCTAAACTCAGCCGCAACTCTGTGTACTCCAAAGTTCTTTGAAGCATAATATGATTTTTGTCGCGGTGTTGCTGCTAGTAGCAGAGAGTTATAGCTCACTTAATAGTTTTCCGATCTCTCTAATATTGTGTTTGCATTGAAGTAGTTTAACATGATAAGTTATTCTTGGTGCTTGAAACATTTTAACACTGTGCGGATAACTTATGTTTAACACTGTTGGTTTGTTTATTGTTATAGACGACATCCAATGTATTTTGTTTTCTATGTTTTTATCATTGATATACAATCCGTAACGGTAATCTACATCCGTTGTATCGGGCCCTAAATCGTTGCTGTGCAGATGATAAAATCTAGTGCTTGCTTTACCTGTAATAGGTATTATCAAGCTGTATACGTTGCTGTGTACGCTTGTATGACCCACTAAAGAGTCGTCTTTGTCTATGTGTACAGGTAAGTTACTATCTTTAGTTGTTTGTACTGTATAGCAACTTCTACTGTACTTACAATCTAATACTGTTGCCATACGTTCAACAAAATTGTTTATTTGTTCAAACACAGGATTATCCTTTGTCCAACACATAAACACACTTTCATCCATATCAAACGAAGTGTCATTTTTGATATGTTCCACTAGTTCATAGAAAAAAGATATGTCGGTGTTAAAATCTATTTCTTTGAAGTGTTCCATGCGTTATTCCAATCATCGTAATAATCTAACCATGCACCCATAGTTCTTACTCTGTCATGTACTTGTATGCCTTCGTCTATGTATGACTCTGTAAGATATTTAAGCATATCATTTGCAGAATTCTCTATATAGCTAACATTGTTAGGTAATAGGTTTTCCCATGCATCTCTAAATACATAGTTTTCTTTTACTTTGCAGTTTAATTGAAATAGCAGTTGGTTAGTTGCATCCCAATGTCTAGCACCAGCATGTGGTCCAGGTGTAAAAGTTGTAGTTACCATAGGCTTGTGACTAATACAATAACTACGTGACAAGTCAACATCACTGTTTATTTCAATAACCAACCATTCCATAGCATTTTTAAAACTTGCACAAGGTTGTGCAACCATCTCTGCAATGCCAAATACTAATGCATCTGCTTCTTCCATTGCTTCAACAAAACGCTTTACACTGTCCGGTGCTTCACCGTTTGGATAATTTGTTTTAACTAGCGGAATATCAAAATCAGCAAGTGTATAAATCTTGTGAAATGGCACTACATTATTAAGTAGTTCTAATCCTCTACGTTGCATACTATTTGGACTATAACTAAATGCCATACCTACTATTTTAGTCATTGCCTATTTCCTTATTCATTGCATATGACAAGTCTATCCTTGCAATATTTCCTGTGCGTCGACGCAATTTCCATTTGTCGTCTGTAGTATTTGCTATAAAGAAACAGTCACTTGGTGTAAATCCAATTTCTTTACAAATGCTATCTTGCATAGGTTTATATAGATTATAGATAGTATCTACGTCAAAGTTGTCTAGAATAGCATGAGCTACTTCAACTCCTGTATAGTTCCATGCTTCAACATTTTTCATCGGTTGTAGACTTTTATGCGGATGCTTTGTAAAAACAACACCCATACGTTGTCCAACTAATCCCCAACCTTTACTAAAACTAAAAAATACTTGTTCTGTGTTTTTAGGTATCTGTATCTGTTTTTTTGCTGTGCTGCCTATATACGCACAATCTAATATAACTGGATTAG